CAAAGTAATATTGTAATGCAGGATTTACATCAATGTGATTTTGTATATATTTAATATGGTCAATAGCCTGAGATTGTTCTTCTGATACCCACGCTATAAATTGTTTCTTTTCTGGAGGAGCAAAGTATAATTGATGCAATAAAGCAGTCTTAGCTAAAGTAGACTTTGCATGTCCTCTAGGAAGTATAATACAAACACGCTTTTCATCTCCTAGTAATATATCGCTCAACTCATATTGATAAGGAGAAGGAGTTGATTTCATAAAGTCTTCTGGTAAAAACATCTGACCAAAAGTAACTATGTCTTTCTTTGCAAGCTCTAACGCTCTCTCCTTCTGAGATAGGTCAGGAGGTATGATATTAAAATTATCTGGCTTCTTGGTATTCTTTTTCATAAACTCTATCCATCATTACTAATGTTTTAGGTGAAAGCCAATCTCCGTCTGGTACTTCTGTAAACATACTAGAGTTTTGCCAAAGCAGTGGTCCAGCTACATAGACCCAACACTTTTCTTTTTCATCCGTATCATCCATTATAACATCTACTGTAGTCCTTATATAAAGACCTTCTTTTACAGACTCGTACATGTCATACATATTTAGTTCTTCTTTATTTACATCCAGAACCTCTACTACAGCTCCTTTTCCTTTTTTATTTTTAATTAAAGCTGGAAAATTCTTGTGACCAGGAAATACTAAACTGAAATCTTCTATTCTTCCAGTTTCTTCAAATCCTCTTCTAAGAGTTCCATATACAGCTAATCTCATGATTCACCTACCTCTCTTGGTATACCTACATCGGTAATTCCAAATGATTTATTATATACTGTTAAACAGTTAAAACATTTTATATGCGTAGTGTCTTTCTTTTTAGCACTCCATAAGAATACTGCTGTTTTCTTTAAATGATAGTGACAAATTAAGCAGCGACTACTTTTCGCTATCTTTCTTAACTTCTGCCAGTTTTTTGTGTTCGGACCCTTGAATTGCATTTAATTGCTCCTTTGTAAAACCTTGAAATAATGTTAAGGACTCTGTAGTCTTTTCTGTATCCATCATTCCAGATATTTTCATTAATGTTGTTATCGCTGTAATCTTATCTCTATCTGAAGAGCCACCTTTGTCTATAATGTCTCTCATTTCTTCCAAGAGATAGTTTGGAGTAATTTCCGCTTCATTCAAGTATTTATCTATTTCTTCTCTAATCAAGTTTTTCACCCTGTCTGTTTTTAACAATAATTTTGCTTGTGATTTAGCGTAGTTTTCATTTTTACTAGGAAATGCTTTCATATATGCTTCGACCACATCATCTCCTTTTGCAACGTACTTGCCAAACAAAAACTCTTTATCAGTAGCGTTTTTTCTATTTTTCTTTCTAACAGAAGGAGATTCACCTGCAGTAGAAAAAGTGTGCATGTTTGTTTTCATGTCACCTGTTATTACTACTTTAGGACTACATATGTAAGAACCCATTATTGTTCTTATAAAGGTAGTTTCCTTCTTTCTGTCGTGTTTTTTTAATACGCCTAGGTGTAACACTTGACATACCTGACCATCGTCAGTCAATATCCAATCTCCCTTGTTTGAATGTCTCCAATTAGTTGATAGAGATATATCTGAATGATATTCCCTAAACTCTTCTTGACTTTCAAAAAGCAGGTGTGTCACACCTTTTACTTTGCGTTCTTTCATAATCTAACTATTTTTCTTCTTTATCGTCAACTTCTTTTTCAAGTTCGTCGATAACAAACCGAATATAGTTATTTGCTAGGAATCTTACTTCGTTAGCTTGTCGGTCTATTTGCATTAATTGACCAGCAAGTTCATTGGCTCTAGCATATTGAGCTTTAGCTTCATCTGATAAGTCAGACATAACAAACTCAATTTCTTTGCCATCATTCATGATTACTAGCTTTTCTTCTTTTTTATCTACCATAGTCTCTCCTTATAATGGTCTCACCATAGGTGGTGCGTGTTCTTCTAGTTTTCTATGTAAGTCTTCTAATATTTCAACGTCTGCAATATTGTGTTCGTATACATATTTTAAAGACTTTTTATCGCCCCAACGAGCTTTTTGCCAATATTCTGGTTTAATTCTAGTTTTACCGTCAATACCGAAAAACTCTGTTGCTGCCATTAAAGATGAACGATGTAGCTTTAATTTAGACCTTACCACATAATATAAGTCTTTATGTGACTTTTGTCTATACATTGGAAAATCTATTCCATGATATAAAGCTCTTGTTCTAATAAAAGGAATATCAAACCTAGTTCCGTAATAAGTAAATATGACATCATACTTATTCATTTCATCAACTAAAGACTGTGTTATTCTTTTATCTTGCTTGTTAGACATAATCTCTTCTCTTTCGATAACATCTCCAGCAACCTTCTTAACTCCTCTGCCTTTGATACACCAAGAAAGCATTAAGTCAATATTAGCGCTAAAACCAGTAGATTCTATGTCTAGGTATCCTATACTTAGCTCATGTCCAGTTTTATATCTCTTAGGCTTTCTAAACCCTAGAGATTCTATTTTTCTAGTTACTGCTTTATACGTTCTATCGTATCCAGCTATCCTAATTTCCTGGTACAGTTGAAAAGCAGATTTATTTGTCTTTTCGTACTGATGTAATATTACTACTTCTTCATCTGTCCATAATTTAGCTTTCGCCATTATTTGCCCCATTTCTGGTTTTTGACTATCAATGCCATAACTGAATATATAGCTATATCTAAAAATGCGTCTTCTACGGGCTCATTCTTAGCCTCGAAGTCGTGATTAGTAGAAAGATTGACTAGTCTGTTTATCTTGTCATTTAGCCTTACAATTATACCAAATAAGGCTGTATTGACTTCTTTTTCGTTTTTCAACGTGGTACCCATAGCAATATTGCCAGGACCATAATCAAACTGCTTCTTACAAAATGTTAAATACATTTCATTTAAAAGGGTTTGAAATTCTTTTTCTGTAGAAGGGTAGTTGTTTTTTATATACGATACTACGTCTTCTGCTGTGCTAGTTTTCTGATTCATTTGGAAAGTCCTCTTTATCGGGTTTATCTTCTAGTTTTCTTAAAACATTCAACTCTTTTTCATATCTATCCCAATCAAGGTTTTGACGTATTTGTTCTAATACATCTAGCTCTTGCTGTAATTTTTGAACTAATTCAGTATTACCTTGTTTTTTTGCTTCTAAGATTGCTTTTCTGATATTTTCCATAGATATTCTCCTACTCCTAGTTGAAATAATCCATTACTTACAGCTTCAATAGCTCTCTCATCGTGCTCTAAGCCAGTATTATAGTAAATTGCATGTAATACCTCATGTATAAAGGTTTCAAGCTTTCTAGACTCTTCTATATCTTTATTAATAAGTATAATATTATCTTTTACAAGATGTCTTCCATACAGTTCTTTATTATTATCTTCGTGTTCTAGTGGTAGTTCTATTATTTTGTAGTTATGACCACCAATATTTAATTTCATTGCTTTTTCTTTTGCCATTGTTCTCCCTAAACGTTGTTGTGTATGCAACTTACATAAAAAATACTACACAAGTCAAATAAAAAAGGTAAAAATGTTAAAAAAACCGCACGACGTCCCAATGTTCTAGTTTCTAATGCTCTTGAAATCGCTAGAAATACAAAAATTAACAAAATGTAAAAAAGATATTGACCCAAGTAAAGCAAACAGAGTAACTTTGACAGTTCGAAGGACGAAAAAAAACACTAATGTTCGATGTTCTTAAATAACTAAGAATATTAAATCTATATCTTAAATAATGCTCGGTGTTCTAGAGAGGGTCTAATCGAAAAATTTTTTATCAAAATTATTCTAGTCGTCGAATTTTGCCACCTCACCAGTTTTACCCCAAAATTTCAAAAACCGTTTAGTTTTCCACAATATTATCCACATATCCACAGACGCCATCTCAAAAAATTGGCTTAGTTTGTGTGTTTCTTTTCTTCGCGATGAGGGGTCGGGTCTTTTTCCTATTAGAAATTGCAATATTTGGTTGAAAATTCGCTTTTTGGATATAGTGTTAGTTTTTGCAAAAAATATCTATTATTTCATAATGTCAACCCTCTGAGCAAACTTTTTTTTGCTACTAAGTCTAACAATATCAACACTTACAGACACGCTAAAAAAAACTTATAAAAAACTATTGACTATTTGATATAACCGCCGTAGGTTGTTTATGTATTATTTGACAATTCGGAACTATCAGACACTCGCGGTGGGAGCCTCGTCCCGCATAACGCGTCACAATTTGCTGAGTTCAAAGCTTAATTTTTCTACTATGTTTGCAAAGTTTGGCGGTTCTCTACAACAGAGATTCAATACAACGCCAATTAATGAAAGGGACAACATAATGTCTACTAAAAAAACGGATGTAGTTAAACAAAAACAGGGTGTAGTAACTCGCGATGTCTATGACAGAGCAATGAGCACTTACCAAACCATGGCCAAAGATGGCGTAATATCTCAGGATATCGCGCAATCATTGATTGACAAGTATGCCTCAGACCACAGAGTCAAGGGTACTAGAGCGCAATCAAACTTGGCGGTCATCTCAGACCTTAAGAACACGCAACGAGATATGCAAACAATCTCAGAGCTTGTAACTAAAGTGAACAAGCAACTTGCGAAAGACAGGGTCAGAATGAACAAGCGTAACTCTGAGAAGCAAGGGTTACCTCAACTAGGACTTAAAGTTGAGATAATGGTATAACACAACCGAACACAGAGAACGGGGCGAGCAATCGCCCCTTCTCGGAAGGAAAGAACAATGAGTAAGCAATTAAAAACAGTTGCCGATTATCTCAGAGTAAAAGAGCGAAAGCTTCAACGAGAAAATCTAAAGCAACGGCAGTTGAGAATAGCAGACCTTAAGCATCAATTAAGATTGATGAATAAAGAGAAGCTTAGAGAATGGAAGCGAAAGCATCCAAATCAACGAAAGTTCATCCAAGAAATGGAAGATTGGTCTAATAAGGTCAACGGAAATGGTTGGTGGGCTTTAGGAAATAACGAGTAAACGAGTAGATGGCGCCCTCCTATACCTCGGGGCGCCTTACTCTTAATAAGTAAAGGAGAGTAATATGTTTAGATGTAATAAATGTGGTAACTATAGTTCAAAAGAATGTTACCCGAAATGTAAAGGAGATAAATAAAATGAATAATAATAGAGCAACATATAAAATAGAGAGTGCAGTATTACAGCAAGCCTCCAGAGGCTTACATAAGCTGCCAATATTAATTCAACAGTGGATAGCAGAAAGGAGTAGATAATGACAGAAGCACTTGTATTATGTGTTATTACCCTGATTGTAGTATTTTTCTATGCAGTCGGTATAACCATAGAGTTTCATAAAATCAGGTCATACCATTTAGGTAGAAATGATGCACAACGTGACTGTTGTAAATAAGAGCCAGGGTCCCTTCGGGGGCCCAAGCTTTTTTTTTGCCCAAAATTTTTTCCAGACGACGGAGCTAGACA